CACGCGTTATGGTTCGCTGCTGGTAAAAAAGTACATGAAGCCCCTGCCGGATGGCACATCTGAATTGTGCATCGAGGTTCCTGAGTGGAAAAATCTTATCACCGATCAGGTTGATATCGTAAACCGGCCCATCATCGAATGCCATTATAAAACAGTCACCGAACTGATGGGCATGGATGGCGTGTGGCAGAACATTGATCTCGCTATTGCACAGGCGAAGAGTCGTGGATATGCAACCGTGATTCCCGTGTACGAAGTGCGTGGCATGTTCCCATTGTCGTTCTATAAGGAAATAAACGGCCAGACCGTTTCTGATGGCGATGAGAACAAGTTTTCATACCAACTCTATTACTTTGCTGGACGGTACGGCCAACAGAATAATTGGAACAATCAGGATGCGAATAATATGTATAACCTCGGTGCGTTGACTCCGCTGTATTGGGAAAACAACACGGAGAAGGTATACAAATATCTCGCACGCAAGAAACGCGCCGGCCGTGCATTTGGTGTTGGCGTTCCCGAGGAAGGTCAGGAAGCGCAGGTGTGGACGAATGATGCCACATTGAAGCAATTTCGTGCGATGGAAATTACCTCAAAGGTCATCGGCCAGACCGCGAGTAAAAAGTTGAAGGGCCGCAACATGCTGACCGAAGTTGATGATGGCCAAATTCTTGAACACGACGACAACAAACCCATCAGCGCCCTCAATCTCATGCCTGCCGGCGGTCTGACGCAATATGCTGCGCTCATGCAGCAATGGTTCACGCAATTCGAGCGTGCAACCTCCGCATATTCTGCGCAACGTGGCGAATCTCCGACCTCCCGCACATCATTCAAATTGCAAAGCGCTGTGATCGCGCAATCTGGTTCCGTGATGGAAACAATTCAGGAAGAGTTTGGAATCTTCATCACCGAGATTATTTCTGATTGGGTGATGCCATATCTTGCGAAGCGATTAAATACTGCTCACATCCTCTCCCATGATTTCACGATGGAGGAATTGGCGCAGATTGATAAGAACTTTTCTATCAATATGGCGAATCAGAAGGCGAAGGCCGAGATCCTTGCCGGAAAGATTGTCACTGCAGAAGACTATGCTTCATTCATGCAGCAGGCCGACCAGATGATCAAGCGCACGAAGGCAACGCGCTTCCTTTCCTTGCCGGCAAATTACTACAAGAAGGCACAATCCAATGTCACTATTCTTGTGACTGGTGAACAACGCAACAAGCGCGCTGGCCTCGAATCGCTACTGTCCATCTTCAAGATTTATCAATCCAATCCTGATATTAGTAATGATCCTGTTCTGAATACATTACTCATGCAGATTATCGAACTCTCCGGTGCCGGTATCAGCCCCATTACTCTGATTGCAGCATTCCAAGAGAAGGCACGCCAGCAGGCAGCGGCAAAAGCGCAGGGAAACAGGCCATCTGGTAAGGTTGCGCAATCAATCAACTTTAAAGATCTCCCGCCTGATGGTCAGCAGCAGATGGCAGCAGAGGTGGGCATAACTATTCAGCCCCCAGCCCAGCCGACTGCTGCTGGCCAACCGGTAGCACCATCTAGCCCAATGACGCAATGAATCTACGCGAATTCTACAATGATAAGGAGGCTTTGAAAGAAGTGAAGACATTTCTGAATGCACAGGTTATCGAAATGGGAGTTGACCAGATGTTGAAAGGAAAGGACACGACCGGGTTTGGTCTCGCATCTGATATCATTGATGAAGCATTCGAACACTTGGATAAATTGTTCGGGTCGAAATCCAAGAAGAAAAAACCAGAAGTGAATGAAGCTCGATAATCTACTATGGCCAAATTAACTTACAAAGCGAAGAAGGCACTTCCGAAGTCAGTGTTCGCTGTCCCCGGTAAGCGTAAGTACCCGATCGAAGATAAGGCACACGCACGCAATGCGTTGGCCCGTGTCTCCGCATTCGGTTCACCTGCAGAGAAGTCGAAGGTTCGCGCAGCAGTCCATCGCAAGTTCCCGGGCATCGGTAAGAGGAAGAGTCCGGGTGCGAAGTATTAATCTGATATCCACATCCCATGCCATTAGGAAAAAATGTTAGTGCTAATATTGAGGAGCTATACAAGGACAATAAGAAGTCCGGTAAGGCCCGTGGTGCAAACGGTAAGCCACGCAGTAGGAAGCAGATCATCGCTATTGCCATGCATGCTGCAGGGAAATCAAAGAGTCCCGGCAGGAAAGTTGGAGGCATGGGTGTGATGAAGAAAGTGCTCGGAGGCAGAATGGGTTAGAACATATCGACACGGCCTCCGGAGACCGCGACCAACTCCGGAGGTCATACGATGTGGTGTAACTCACCCAACATCTCCGGTTCTGAAGAACCGTTAAAATCTTCTCTCTGGTTTCTGCGGGGAGTCCATCAAAACACCCCGAAGCATCCAATTAGGAGCTTAAGCATCGTATGACTGATCCAGTCTTCGATAAGGAAGGAAACCTTTCAAACCTCGATGAGCTTGACCGCGATGAAGTCGCTGTCGCTTATGCTGAAAAGAATAAGCAACTGTTCGGACGCATGTCCGATGCAGAAGCAAAGCTCAAGCAGTATGAGGCTGACAAGGCGAAAGCCGAAGCAGACCTCGCCGCAGCGAAGGCCGCAACACCGGCTCCTGCTGCGACCGTAGTTCCTGACACTGCAGCTGAACGTGAAGAGCTTCGTCTTATTGCGAGGGGACTTTCCGATGAGGAACTTTCCGAAGCAAAGGACATCGCGAAGGGCAAGGGTATTTCCTTGGTCGAAGCGATGAAAACTCCGTTGTTCCAGACCTTCCAAGCGAAGTTTCTGGAAGATAAGAGAAGCGAAGCCGCAAAATTGCCCGGTTCTCATGGTTCTGGTGCGACACCTGCGGCCACTGGTATCAAATCAGGCATGAAGAAGGACGAACACGAAGCTGCGTGGAAGAAGACTATGGGCATAGAACCGGAAGCATAGGTCTCGCGTGTGGGTCACTGACACGCATGCAGACCCACTCTATCCGTTCATTCACATGGCGAATTTTCCTACGGGGTCTGAGTCTTCAATCACTCTGGCCCAACTTATCCCCGTACTGTGGGGAGAGCGAATCAACGACTTCTTCAAGCTGAAGTTGTCGCTTGGTGACTTCTTCATCGATCGAAGTGCAGAACTGGCCGATGGTGGCTCAGCGCTCTACACTCCGAATCTGACGGAGATGACCGCCAATGCAAAGGTGAACGCTACCGCAGTATCAATGAACCAGCCAACAGAGACGAAACAGACTCTTACGGTTGACCAGTGGTACGAAGTATCGTTCGCTATCGAAGATCGTGAGGCTGCTCAGGTAAAGCACTCTTACTACCTTCAGGAGAAGTACGCGATGAATGCTGGCTACACGATGGCGAGGAAACTCGAAGTCGCGTTGGCTGCACTCTTCAGCGGTTTCTCTAACACTGTTGGCTCTTCAACGACCAACGTGGCCGACTCTGACATCCGCGCGGCTATCGCGCAGTTGGAATCAGTCGGTGTAGATACGTCCGGAAGCGACGTGGCCTTCTTCATCGACTCGAAAGTGTTCTGGAAGCAACTGCAGGGAATCGATAAGTTCTCCCTTGCAATCAATGCTCCGGTACAGGATCCTGTTGCGAAGCGCCCGGCCGCATTCCTGTACGGAATCCCTGTCTACATTTCGAACAACATTCAGTATGTGTCCGGAACGACAGGTCGCTGGAATGCTCTTGCTCAGAACGATGCGCTGCACTTCGCAACGTCACCGCTGGGTTCGAATGGTTCGCAGGCATCCAGTGAGGGAACCACGATGACCGGCCGCTACGGTGTCCGTGTCCAGTCGCACTATGTCCCTGAGTACCTCTCGACCATCACAACCGCAGACTTGCTCTACGGTGTGACCGAGAACCGCGACAATGCTGGCGTTGCCGTCCTCAGTCCGGCCTAGTGATCGGTTAACAATTAACTCTAGCTTAATTGTCTCCCCCTTGTACGGCCCTTCAAACCGGCAGGTGCAAGGGGAGGGTTTGAAGGCAATTCAGCTCTCAATTATGGGAGGAGTATCTATCGGCCACAATCTCAGACGTGAAAGTTCTCGCATTGACGCGCGCGGAAACATTATCAATGCCAAGACGAAGGAACCAATTCAGAAAATAGAAGATACCTATACTCCTACGAAGGAGGAGTTGGAGTCTCTTGCTGCAAAGCCCCCACAGGAACCTATCAAGCAGGGCGAAAGCGCACTCGGTGGTATGATAGCGAAGAAGGTGGAGGAAAAGATTGGTGAAGCTATCGCGGAGGCTGT